AGATTATTAGGTGTCCACGGGCTTATCTACAAAGAAAAAGATAATACGCTTTTTATTCAGTCTAAAAATGAGCTGATGAGGAAGAAAATGGAGGCTTATCCAGATTTTGTTAGGATTTTAAAGCGCGATGAGAGGTTATTTGTTAAAGAAAAGGTCAGGCGGCAGATAAAGCAGCTAGGATATGTTTCTGGAATTATTATTCAATTAAAGTAAAATAATGCTTGTATATATATATATATTGATATACAATGATAACAACACTAACAACAAAGGAAAAAAAATGAAAACAAAATCAGTAATCAACAAGTTTAAGAAAATCAATATTGAATTCAAAAGAGAGGGAAACACTTTAACGGCTATTGTAAACAGTGAGTATATTGCTAAGTTTAATGACCAAGATGGGGAAGCAGTTATTTTAAGACTAGAGCTTAATAACGACAAGCTAGAGGAATCTAATGACAATTATCACTATGACATTAAGCCATGGTTTTATGTTGGGTCTCCAACAGCTCTTATTAGTTACTTAAAATCATCTGGTGCATTAAGAGAGGTGGCGTAAGTGAAAAAAAGCTTGTATATAAATATATATTGATATATACTTTAAAAAACAACAACAACAAAGGATTTATTATGTATTATTTAAAATTTTCGACTTATAAAAATGCTGAACTAATGGAAGTTGATGAACTCAGTGTTATTAAGAGATTAAAAGAAGAATTTAGTTTTAGTGAAATTAAGAAGATGGATGAATATTTAGAGTTTGAGAGTCGATTGAAAATGGAAGATCAGGAGCTAACTACTGTTAAAGTTTATGTTTACGACAAATATGGCAGTAATGTTACTGAAAATATATTTGATAGCGAATTTTTTGAAGATTAACAAAAAGCAATAAAAATAACCAAATCAAAAAGGTAAAAATGAAAACAGAAAACATTTATGTGAAAATTGATAAAGAGCTGGCGGTAAAAATGAGAATACATAATGCAAAAACGGGCATAAGTATTAAGGCGTTTATTGAGGCGGCTATTGAGTTAAAGTTAAAAAAGAAGGAGTTAAAATAATGAAACAAGAATTAAAATTCGGAGACAGAGTAAAGGTAATTGACAAGGATTGTGATTATTTAGGGCAAGAGGGTGTTTTTATTCTTGACGATAGGGAAACATCCATACCAATTGTGGTGTTTATACCTTCTGATAACCGTACAACTTACTATGAAAGAGAAGACCTAGAAATACTACCAAAAACCCGACTAGAAATAATGAAAGATATGGTTGACGGGCATAAATTTATTAATAATTACGGAGATGTATTTGGCTTTGTTAATAATGAGGAGAATGAGCCTTATTTTACATTTAACAGCGAGAAGCTTAAAAACTTAAACAATGACCGACACTTTAAAGAGCTAACCCGATTACCTAACCCAATCAAAAAAACCTTAAAAGATTTCAACATCCTAGAAGCAGAAGTAACCGCAGAGCAAGCAGCTCGGATTAAAGAGATTATTGAGGGCGTTAAATAATGTGTGAAGCAACAGGAATACTATGCGAGATATGCGGTGAGCTTATAGACGAACATTGGAAGGGATTATGATTATTGAACGCGAAGAAGCTACTAAACTACATATATACGCGCACGAATTAACATGCCGAATAGATATGCTAGACCTTGGAAACGTTATAGAGAGAAAAGAGAGTAACCGCTTGGTGTGTGAGTTAGAGGATATAGTTAGAAAGCTTGAGGCTCATTACGACACATTAGAGTCAAATAATAAACAAATGGTCGAGGCTAAAACAACTAAATTAAGATTAACCTAGTAGTTAGTGATATCGTAATTCTTTAATATCGCGGTCGCCAGGACAGTGCATAGTACTTCCTCAAGCTCTATAACTTGTGTCTGGTTTGCGCCGCTTTCATGGCAAGTCGCGTGTATTATCTCATGTAGCAATGTATGCTTTAATTCATACAGGCTATCATGGGGTGCGATATGTATTTCTTTTTCTTTGAACTTACACAAACCCATAAACCAATCGAGCTTTTTTAAAAACTTAGTCTTATATGTTGTGCCTAGAATATTATGGGATCTTTTTATTTTAAATGTCATACCTAAATTATATGGGTTATGTAATCGAAAAGCATACTAATATTACTTGTCATTGCGTTATACACGTATGTAAAATCAGACTAATGACTAGTGAAATGAGCTTTATAGATAAGATGCAGGGGGTTAACGGTCCTGAATTCTTTTTCGACGAGGTCTTAGGGGTAGAGACACTTCAAGACTTTCAACGTGAGAAGATATTACGCTCTATTGCGTTATACGATCGCGTCTCTATAGCGGCGACACATTCAGTAGGTAAGACCTGGAGCATGGCACGCATTGCCTTGTGGTTTACAGCTGCTTACAAGAATTCAAAAGTAATTACTACAGCACCTACAGGCAGACAGATAAAGAAACTGCTATGGGGAGAAATGCGTACAGCACACGCTGAGTCTAAGCACCCGTTAGGTGGTAAGATGCTTACTACTGAGTGGCAGATAGGTCCTGAGTGGTATGCTATGGGCTTTTCACCTCAAAAAGAGGCAGCCAGCGATAGTAAAGAACAATCAGGCTCAGCTTTCCAAGGTTTCCATGCCGACTATATCCTGGTGATTTTTGACGAGGCTACAGGAATACCCGCCGACATATGGAAAATGGCAGAAGGGCTACTTACCTCGGGTATCATTGTCAAGTTTGTAGCTATCGCCAACCCTACAACTAAGGCTAGTGAATTTTATAAAACTTTCTCAGACGACTCGTGGTTTAACGTATATTTATCTTGCTTTGACTCTCCAAACTTAATAGCCAACGGTATAACTAACCTACATAAATTAAAAAGAGAATTAAGCCGCCTTAAAGAAATGGATAAGGACGAGAGATTATTGATGATAGCTAATTATGAAAAACCCGTACCGCATTTGTTGTCATGCCGGTGGGTTATGGCTAAGGCTTTAAAGTGGGGCATAGATCATCCATTATTTCAATCAAAAGCTCTAGGTCAATTCCCTGATGTAGACGAGGACGTACTAGTACAGTTAGCCGATGTCGAGGCAGCCATGAGGAGAGATCTCAAACATGACTATGCAGAGATACGCTGTATCGGTGTCGATGTGGCACGGTTTGGTGATGATGATACGAGCATTACTACACTAGTAGGAGCCAAACAGACAGGCAGAAAAACCCTAAGCCAGCGGTCAACCACTGTAGTTAGTGGTCATGTAATTCAGTTAGTTGAGTTCGAGAAAATTAACTACCCTAAGACACGTATACTAGTAGATGCTACGGGTGTCGGTGCGGGTGTGTACGATAATTTGCACGATCACTATAGACGAGACAACCACGTAGAAGTAATCGAGGTACATTTTGGACAGTCGCCTGTAATGGACACCGACGACAATAAACATAAGAATGAGCAAGGCAATACAGACGCGGACGAAATAAATGCCAGGTATGTAAACCTAAAGGCTAGGGGATTTGACATACTCGCTGACGATATCAAAAAAGAATTACATTTATTAGATGAGGCAGTATACCCAGAAGAATTACCTACCATACAGTTTAGTTATAACAGTAAAGGTAAGATGGAAATAGAAAGTAAAAAAGATTACAAGAAAAGAACAGGTAATAGTTCACCCGACGATAGTGACTCACTGATGTTAGCGAACTTAGGCAGACACAGGAAACTAACGCGAGGCATATTTACACCTATCACACAACAAAGAACACTTAACAAACCAGACAAGACGAGAGATACTATTTCGAGAATCGCAGACAGGATAAAAGTCAACAACTATTAAGGTAATAATCTATGAGTGAAACCAGCGACGAGAATAAACTAAAATTAAGCTTATCGCCTAGGGGTAACAGTGGTACGCCGATAACCTCGATGGTTTATTTGAGCGAGTATCTCGCGGACCTTGTAGGCGTCAGCGGTCATGAGATATATAATAAAATGCGTCGTAGTGACCCCCAAGTTAGAAAGATTATGGCAGCTATCTACGGTCCAATCAAGGCGGCAGACTTTACTGTAGAGCCAGCAAGCATTGAGCCAAGAGATATCGAGGCAGCTGCATTAATGGACCATATTTTATTCAGAGACATACCATTTAAAAAGAAAATATTAAATGAAATCCTTACGTTTTTGCCTCACGGCTATTCAGCGTTTGAGGTTGTTCATGAAAATAGAATTAACAAAGAGTTTGGACCTTATACAGGTCTTAACTGTTTAGGTTTTAGAAACCAGACGACTTTGACCGAGTGGAAAGTAGATGCCAAGACCTCGGCTCTACAATGGGTTAAGCAAAAAGTTAGTGGGGATAATGAGCTTGAAGTAGAGATACCAAAAGATAATTTACTACTGTTCATTAACGAGCAAGAGGGCGACGACAACGGCTTCCCACTTCTTAGACCTCTATATGGTCCATATAAAAGAAAACTAATTACAGAAACTCTAAAGATGATAGGAATTGAGAAGTTCGCTATCGGTACACCTACATTAACAGTGCCTAAAGACGTTAAGCCTACAGACGTAGAGTACATCGAGGCTATCAGAGTCTTAAACATGTTTGTGTCAGGTCACGACGCGTACTTAGCGTTTCCAGAGGGCTGGTTAATGGATCTGCATGGGAATGATGGCTTTGACCCTATGAAATTAGAGGACTCTATCAAGCGAGAAGATGAGAAGATGGCAGGGGCTATACTTGCTACATTCTTAGAGTTAGGTACAGGCGGTAACGGCGGCGCGTTTGCTCTAGGCGAAAATCTAGAAAAGTTTTTCTCTAATGTGGTTAACAGCTTTGCTAAAGTTATTACCGATACGATTAATACAGAATTAATACCTAACTTAATGGCTCTAAACTACGGTGATGAGTTTGAAAACTTCCCCGCTATGAAATGCTCAGGCATTAACGACAGGGTCGGTAAGGAGTTAATGGAAATAGTTACGGGCTATACTAACGCGGGCGTAATAAGTAAAGACGAGTCGTTACATGATTACCTAAGACGATCACACGGGCTGCCAAACAAAGACGAGGGTGCATTACTTGACAACGGTGAAAGCTTGGATGATGGTAATCCAGATGATACGCCTCCTGACACAGATAATACTAATAGCGGTAATGATAATGATGAGCAATCAGATCAGATCGTAGACGAGGACGTACAGCTTAGTGAAACTGTAAAGCTAGCAGAGACACCAAAGAAATTAATGGAAACTCAGCGCGACGATATCAGAGAAGCAATGAGATCAAACCTAGTACAAATGAAAGATAAGCTTATCTTTGATGTAATGAAAAAATATAAGTCATTGCCGGAGAGTGGAAAGTTAAAAGCCGTCGATAACATTAAGATAGGCTATATAGCTCAGTACAAGAGACAGTTAAAAGGTATCTTAACAACTACGGCTACCAAAGCCCTGGCAGACGTCAGAAAAGAAGTACCTGCAGCTAGCAACACTAAGTTAGCTGCCAACGACTCTATGCTTGCACTACTAGACGAGGTCGAGACAGTCAAGTTTGTCGATAACGATTTTTCTGCACTGCCAGCACACGTTAGAAAACTATTACAGCTTCAAGCTAACAGAATCGTAGACAAGCAAGCGGCTGACCTGGCTGATCGTGTATCGTTTCAGTTTATGAGTACATCGCAGACTAGTGATAGTGTTCTAGCCATAACAAAAGAAATTGACGACGCTGCCACAGCTTATATAGACGCGGGTGCTATAGATACAGCGTCTCAGAATGTAGCCAGCACTGTAGTTAACCAAACACGCAACGAGTTTTTCTATGCGCCAGAAGTATTAGAGCAAATATATGCATTTAAATTTAATAACTTTGACCCGGTAGCAGCTATCTGTAAAAAGCTAGCTGGAAAGGTATTTTCTAAAGACGATGCCGAATTCTTGAGCTACTCACCACCATTACATCACAACTGCAAGTCCTATGTGACAGCGGTAACAAACAGCGCGAAGGTAAAGCCTGAAATAGAGCCGCTACCGCCTATTAGCAAAGAGGACCGCAAGAGCAAAACATTATCTGAGTACGAAAGGCTTGCCAACATGGTTGATATATTAAATAATGAGGGTGAGGATAAATTATAATGGACTTATTAAAAAATATTCTAATGCAGAAAAAGTATTTTGAGTCTATTGACGAGGTCGAGGAGATATTAGCTTCTAACGATATCGACCCTAACTCAATGCTGCAATCATTAAAATTTGACAAAAGCGTCTACCCTACTGAGGAAGATGCGAAGCTATATGCTAGAGAACATGGCTATGAAGTAGAAGTAGTAGTTGATAGCGGTGGGGGCATCACTGTACACCAACTAGATGATAGAGAATTCATTGAGTCAACGCTCAAAGGACTTGAGCTGGCTAATGGAGTAGTCGCGGTCGTCGGCGTCTTGAAAATAGATGCCATCGACGGCGGTCTGTTAGAAGTGTACCTATCAGAAAAAAGTAAAACTTATAAATTGAATGAAGCACTACCCCATATTATCAAGTTAGCTACGGTCGTCGAGGGCTATCATGCTAGTTACGGTAAGGTTTCAATCACAAAGAATATGTTAAAGTCTTTTGCAGATAATCACAGTAATGAGGTTTACGGCGTAGATTTAATGATTGACTATGATCACGAACAACGCGGGGCTGCGGGTTGGGTTAAGTCAGTATTTTTATCTGTCGATGGTGAAACTCTTTTCGGTGAGGTTAGATGGACACCTAAAGGCGCGCTTAGTTTAAGCGACCGAGAGTTTAGGTATTTTAGCCCAGAATTTACTGATAATTATGTGCATCCACACACTAGAGAAAGTCACGGACCGACTCTATTAGGTGGAGGGCTTGTTAATAGACCATTTTTAAAGATGGACGCTATTGTAACATTTAAAGAGAAAACAAAAACAAACAACGAGGTTAAAATGGAAACTGTTCTACTTAGCGAGCATAACGCCGTTAAAGCAGACTTAAATGTTAAGTTGTCAGCGTTAGAGCTTGCGAGCGAAAAAGCTAAGACAATTATGGCAGGTCAAAAAGAAGAAATTAAGACACTTAGTGAAGCGAACGCAAAACTTGTAAAAGATCAAGCTGACGCGGACATTAAGGCTAAGCATGAGAAGCTTTTTTCTGAAAAGAAAATCAACGCTGCTCAGCTTAAAGCACTAACAGAGGGTAAAGATCCTTTAGAAGTGTTTGCGCTTAGTGAAAACATTAATACTAGTTCAGAAGGTAGCGGAAGCAGCAACACTGAATCAATCACTCTAAGTGACTCAGATGAGGCAGCCCGTAAACTTATGGACATTAGTAAAGAGGACTATATCAAGTATAATAAGCTTGTTTAGAGAGGTAGAAAATTATGGCTAATTTAACAGCAAATAAAGAAGTAGAAGAGCAACACCCAAGACTTATGTCTATGGCTATGGCAGGCGAGAAAATTTTTAAAGGTGCATTGTGTAATATCAACGCGGCTGGTTTTATCGCTAAGTCTGTAGCTGAAGCTGGCGCAGTATTCGCTGGCGTTGCATACGAGCAAGTTGATAATTCTGCAGGTTCTGCAGGTGATCTAGAGATCAAAATCCTTAGACATGGAGTTTTCAAGTTATCAGGTGCTGGTTTTGCTCAGACTGACGTAGGTCAATCTGTATATGCTTCTGACGATCAAACAATCTCAAAAACTCAAGGGACTAACGAAGTCGCCGTAGGTAAGATTGTCAAGTTCATCAGTGCTGCGGTTGTTTACGTAGAAATTAACAAGTAATTAGAATTTAGGAGTAATTAGTAATGGGACAAATTAAAAATAGTATTGTTTTGGAAAAAGCACTACGCGCCGACTTTATGAAGTCGTACGACAATGGAGAGAATCCAGCTGACGTTATGTCAATGATTATGGAGACTAATTCTACGTCAAACAAAGAAAAGTATGGTTGGTTAGGTCAAGTACCTAATTTATCTGAGTGGAAAGATTCAAGAAAGCTTAATGGCTTGGTTGACTACAACTACGAAATCGTAAACAAGTCGTATGAGGCAACGCTTCAAGTAGACAGAGACGATATCGAAGATGATCAATTAGGAGCTATCAAAGTTAGAATCGCGGACCTTGCAATCAAGGCACGTATTCACCCTAGAAAACTATTCTTTGAGCTACTAGTAGCTGGTGAGACTGAGCTTTGTTATGATGGGTCTGCATTTTTTGCAACTGACCACAAGTACACAGCGGATAGTGCGTCACAGTCTAACCTACATACAGGTACTAAGGCAGGTACACTACCTACAGCAGCAGAGCTTTCTGTAGACTTTAGTGCTGCTAGAGCGAAGATGAAAAAGCTAGTTGATGATCAAGGTCAACCATTTAACGAAGGTGAAGTTAAACTACATATTGTAGCTAGCCCAGACCTTGAGAATGTTCTTGATATTGTTTTCGGAGCTGACTTAATTAACAACTCGACAAACACACTAAAAGGTAAGGCGACTTACATGACTAGTGCTCGTTTGGCAGGTGCTGAATTCTACATCGTAGAGACAAGCGGTAATGTTAAGCCATTTATCAAGCAAAACAGACAAGCTCCAGTGTTTAACGCACTTGAGGCGGGTAGTGAACATGGATTTATGCACAAGACATACAAGTATGGAATTGATACTCGTATAGGTATGGGTTACGGACTATGGCAAAAAGCAGTTAAAGTTGTTTACGCTTAGTTTTAACTAATTAAGTTTTTAAATGAGAGGGGGACTACGGTCCCCTTTTTTCTAAGGAGACACAATGGAATACATAATCAAATTAAAAAATAGACACCCAAGCAACGCCATGAACTTCCAAAGGCATGTGGTTACGCCGCTGGACCAGGTAGTTGATTTAAACGAAGAAGAAATAGCTCTACTAGAGACTACAGGACCTAAGCACTGGATAATTGCAGTACCCTGCGAAAATGTAGAGACTGTAGAAGCACTGATTGAACTCAAAGATAGGACTAATGAAGAACTAAAAAACCTTTGCGGTAAGCTGGGTATAAAATATAATACGAGAGATAATAAAACCGAGTTAATTAGTAGGATTGAGGATGCCCAGGAATGAGCATAGCTGACGATCCCAAGGCTTGGAAAAGTGTTGGTGAAAAACAGTATTTAAATGTACTAACTGGAGATCTAGTTATCGGCAGGGATTACGACACGTTGAATGTTACGTACCCGACAACTACGACTGAGGTCTACTCATATGTTTTAAATTCAGTCGCGGTCGTAGCTCTAAGGGTTACCTACTCGACAGCCGCGAAAGAAATACTCACAACCGTTGAGGTTATGTAATGGGATTCAAGTTTAATCCACTTACAGGCAAATTAGATTTAGTAAGTCCTAGTGGAGGCTCATCACTATTAGTAGACACAATAATAAATATATTTAATTCAACACCAGAAGAGGGTCAGCTGGCTTTTTCGACTGACACTGAAAAATATTATTTATACGAAGATTCAAAATGGAAAGAGTCGGATGCAATATCAAGCGAAAGAATCGGCGCAATCGATATGGGCGCAATTCAAGGCAGCAGTTTATCAGGATATGGAAAAGATTATGTATCGAGCAAGATAATTTCTAACTGTAGTCTCGGCTCAAATTCAGAAGCAAAAAAAGGCGCAATAAGAACAGTCTTTGCGAATAGCTTGCAGCGTGATTTATTTCAAATTTATTTGCAAGAAAACTGGCAGACTATATTAACTGGTGTGAATATTCAAACAGATAAAAACGAGGCGATTGTAGATATTGAGTTTACAGATTTTGCGCCGTGGGTACTAAGTCTGATAACTGGAAATAGCGACTCTAAAGATTCAAACAGGGTTGCAACTATACAAAACATGAAAATAGATATGGGTGCTTATTCTGCACCGCTAACGATAGACGGGGGGACATTTTAATGGCAACTTTTTACATAGCAGCGAATGGGAGTGACTCAACGGGTGACGGCAGCGAAAGCAGCCCTTGGTTTAATCTTTTTTATGCTGCTAGCAACAGTAGGTCTGGTACAAGTGATACAATTATTGTAAAAGACGGTACTTATACTCAGACTGTAGGTGCGAGTAATTTCTCTTTAAATAATAGACATATAAGATCAGAAAGCCTTGAGCCTAATTCAGCTATACTAGACTTTGCAAGTTTAGATACTCAAAATATAAGCGGAACTTCTGAAGCTAAGATTGAAGGTATCAAGTTTCAAAATATGCAAGTTATTGACGGTAACTCGAGAGGTGTCTTTTTAAATTTTGATGGGGAATATATTAAGAATTGTATATTTCAAAGAATCACCGGTAAGGATGGACCGAGAGGCAGAGGTGGGTCTTTTCACGCAGGCAGCACAAGGTATCAATCTTGTATATTTATTGATTGCTGGTCTGGCAGTTCAGACACTAATAATGGCGGTGTTTTTTCTTCTACAAGCGGTGGTTATGATTTTGAGTTGGTAAACTGTACGATTTATTTTAATGCAAACAATATTCCAGCAGAAAATTTTATGCCTGTGGCAGTAATTCACATGGGAGATGGCGGCTCAAATAGGTCGGCGACAGTATCAAATACTATAGTGCTTGTGGATGGAGGGACTATTTCCAAGTTTGCAGAAATAAGAAATGGAAATGGGACAGTAAACACTACTTACAGTTGCTTACATAATGCAAACTATACTGGTGGAGAGACCGGAGTTATAACAGATGATCCCTTGCTTGTAGATTCTGTAAATAATGATTTTAGATTACGACCTACTTCTCCCTGCATAGGCACAGGTGTATTATGAAAAAACTAAATAATAATAGCGTAATAATAAAAATAAAATCTGGATTAAAGGCTGCTATAAATGCAACTGCTACAAAAGCTTTGGCTAGTCTCGGCGAGTTTCATTATTGTACTGACACTGAAGAGTTATTTATCTTTAATGGAACTGAAAATGTTTTAGTTCCAACTCTTGAAACTGCGGAACAGACTGGATTTAGTGGAACTTTTGTAAATGGTGACGGAGATACAGTAACAGTAGTGAATGGGATAATAACAAGTGTTTTATAACGGTATAATAAAAGGATTTAACAATGGTTGAAATGGTTGATAGTATTATAGGAATAGGAATAATAGCCCTTGTAGCAGTTTGCGGTTTAATGGGTTTGGTGTTCTTGAACTACGTCAAAGGTGTTATGGTAAAAATGGACAGTGTCGCGCATATAGAGCCCATGCTGGATAAAGTTAATACATTAGTTGAAAAAGTAGATAAGATTGTTAACAAGCTTGCTCTTGCAGAGCAAAGAACAGATCTAGAATTAGAGATTGTTAAGAAACGTCTAGACGCTCTTGAAGCATACATAGATAGATTAAAAGAGGGTAAATAATATGGGCATTTATACAGACGTAGCCAAAGTTAAAAGCTTATTCAGATCAATCAAAATTGAGGACGATACAGGCACAGAAGCTACCAACACAGTTATAACGACCGAGGAAGTTACAGCTTTCATTGACGAGGTTGAAACATTAATAAAATCTAGACTCTCTACTTGCTATGATATGGCTACTGTAGGCACAGAGTCAGTTAAAATTATAGGGATGATAGCAAAGTTTAAGGTGGCTCAGATAATAAAGGATATTATGGAGCTTACCACTAGCAACACCGAGAACACTGTTCAAATGGTTACTAGTAACTGGTCAAAGAAAGCTGATAAAATGCTCGATCAAATATGCCCTATAGATGAGTGCGGCAAGTGCAAGACGCGACCTTCCACGCCCCTACCTGATACTGTTATGCTGACTTACGCGCCTGCTACAGCTAATAGGGTTGCCGGAACTACAGGGACACCTACATTTAAACGCGGGCAAGATAATTGGTAACTACTAGCTATATTCTAAGTAATGACGACGACTTCCAGGCAGCGATTAACAGGCTTGCGAAAGCTACCAACGATTTTAGAATACCGTTCGGCGATATCGCGAGAGAGTTTTACCAGGGCAATAAGAAAATATTTAAATTAAAGTCCGCTGGACTATATCCCGACTTCAAGTCAGCTGAGTCTAAGGCTCAAAAGATAAGAGAGGTTGGGTTTGCATATCCGCTATTATTTCGTACAGGTAGGCTCGCGTCGTCCCTGGTAAATGCGTCGGACCCTGAGACAGTTAGAAACATCAGTAAAACTGGATTAGAGTTAGGCTCAGACGTACCTTATCTAAAATACCATCAGTCTGACGAGCCGAGGTCAAAGATACCACTACGTAAGGCAGTATTTATCGACGGGGGTCCTTTTGAACAGTCAAAGGGCGCATCTAGGTCAGGTAGGCGAGAGGCTTGGCTTAACATAATCAATCAGTATATACTAGATAATATAGACTTACAGGGGTTTTAGTATATGGCAAAATTTGATGTAGAGACATTATTAAATAAAACAGCCGCGGTCGTTAAAGACAATCTTAACGCCGAGATAGTTTGTATCAATACAGAAAAAGCAGACTTCGATCTAGCTCAGTTTACTGACAGTATGTACTACTTTCAAAACCTGACTAACGAGGTATTTAGTTACAAGCAGTTTATTATGTGGGGCATGTACGACAACCCGCAGATAATTGACACTACACAAGTAGCTAGTTTAAAAAAAGTAGAAGTATTCTTTGAGGTTGTACTCGTTGACGATGCGGGACCTATGTCAGAGAATGTATTTATAAGGTTATTGAGATATAGCCGCGCACTTGAGCAAGTAATACAAAAAAAGGGCGGGACCATCCGCTCTGGTACAAAGTTCAAAGTCAGCAGCCTAAACCCGACGAGCCTAAGCTTTGCGGGTAAAACTTTAAGAAGCGCAGGCATAACTATTGAGGCAGCCATTTAATAGTAATTAATGTGCGACAAGAGGTAAAAATGACGAGTAAAAAAGACAAAGAAACTAAACAAGAGCCAAAGGAAGCTGTAAAGGTAGAAGCCGGAAAAGTTATCGCTAAAAAAGATTGGTCCCTACATCAAAATGATGTACGTATCGAGATTAAAAAAGGTGATGAGTTAAAGGACATACCCAAGCATCTACTCGTAGCTCTTAAAACAGAAAAAGTAATTTAACGGAGTATAATATGGGTTTAAGTAATGATTTTCTTTCATACGGGATTCACTCATCTGTACCATACCGCAGGTCTGATAAACTACCATACGGTATTTTTAAGATTCTAGCTGGTGGTACGATCAGTTTATCCGCAGAATTTGAAGACCTATTTGGTGGTTCAAATAAGTACGCATGGGCAAGTGAAGCTAAAACAATTTCTAGTGAGTATGTGGCGACTGTAAAAAGTTTACCAGATTTTCTTTTCGAGTTGTTTCTAGCGGCAGAAGTGACTACTACTGCAGCCAGTGCTACTGGTACTATTACAGCTCTTGTAGCTGGTAAAGGTACACTAGTCGATGCTGTAGGTTTAGCGTCTGTAGGCATTGAGTCGGGCGAGGAAGCAGAGTTAAAGACAGGTCTTTATGTTGTTAAAGCAGTAAGTGCTACAACTGTAGACGTTTATTGCCTAACGGATATTGATTTTTCTAACGGAACTGATATCTCTTACAAGACTGATGACTTAGAGATCACTGCATCGGCTTTGACTATCTCAACTGGCGCGGCTGTGTCTGTCCCTAATACAGGAATAGAACTCACAGGTGGTTCAGGTACTATTGACATGACCACTGGTGACACTGCAACATTTAGCGTTGCACCTGCGCACGGTGGTATTTCTACTATAGTTATTGGTAAGAGTGGTGCTAACTTTACGCAACATGGTCAAATGGCATTAGCTGCTAAGCAAGCTTCTGGTGACATTCTTGAGATCAATATGCATAAAGTTGTTGGTGCTGGTGTTCCAATTTCTTTAGAGGAAACTACATTCAGTTCATTCGAGCTTACTAGTAAGCTACTGTTTGATAACTGTCTTAACAGAATTATTACAGCTAGAAAGATTAAGGGTTTAGACTCTGCCTGCTAGTTGATAAGTAAATTTGTAAGTGAACTAGAGGACCTTAACGGGTCCTCTTTTTATTTAAGCGCGACGCGGTCGTCCCAGGTGTTTGTTTTGCACACTCTTAATTAACTCGTCTATTTCAGGATCTTCCAGGTCGCAATACTCGGGCTCGAAGTTAATAGCAGCATATCTCATATACTCACTAACATTACCGTCTGCATAGATATTAGCGGCAAGCTTGATAAGATTGTAGTCCTCGTCAGTCATGCGAACGCCTATAGCTTTTCGCCTATATACTTTCTCTCTTTTAAGTCTTGCCACGTTGTACTCCAGTGTTTAACATAATAATAGTTTAAATAACAAAATCTAAGAAGTAAACTAGTTAAGAGGAAGCACACTTATGAGCAAAAAAATTAGTATTAAAGATTTAAATCCAAGCCCCTCAAAGTTTGAGGTAGCTGGCAATGTCTACCATATGAAAAAGTTTAGTTTAGCCGCGCAAGTTTGGGCTGATACTGAATTTTCTAGTGATGAACAGCCTAGCGGATTATATAACCTTAGCGATTCTATGAGAAATTTAGACGTCGCCGCTATAGCTAAGGTCGCTTACTATCTCCTGGTAGATAAAAGTGAGATAGAAAATTACGAAGGAGTCATAGATCTTTTTAGAAATGACGTATCTTTAATAAAAGTATTACTACCCGCAGTAGATAGGTCAATCAGAGGTTCACAACCAGACCAGACAGACGTAACTGACGAGGAGGTAGAGTTAAAAAAGCTCTAAGCGGTGGGGATATTACTAGCTGTTGGGCTAGAATTTATGATGTTTTTGCCGCAAGATATGGCTGCAGCACACCCGATGAGTTTTATAAAGGGTATACGCTAAAGCAGGTAGTAACACTACTACCAATTATAGATGATAACGCTTACGCAGACATAGCTATACAGGCGAAACTGCACGGGGTTACTATGAAACCAAGAGTTAAGGCACTCGATATGACAGCAGAGCAGAGGAAAGTAGGAGACGACCACGCACAACAACTATTAAAAAAAATGCAAGCGGAGCATAGTAACAAGTAATGGCTGATAATTTAACTATTAAAATCGGGGCTGACGCCCGTAACTTTAACAACACACTAAATAAGTTAAAGTCTAAAACAAAAGAGCTAGAAAAATCTCTAGCTACTACTGCCAAAATATCGTCTGTAGCATTTACGGGACTTGCGGTTGCCGTTGGCGGGGCTGTAAAAAAATTCTCAGACTTTGAGAGAACATTTACAAGCGTCCAGACACTTCTAGATAAGTCTAGCTTTACAACGAAAACACTTTCTAAAGGTATAGACGATTTAAAAAATGATGTATTAAAACTTGGAGCTGCTAGTGGCGAGAGTTTCGAGAACTTAAACCGGGGTTTATTTGATCTAGTGTCGGCGGGTATTCCAGCCGAGGAAGCCACGGCAGCACTTGCAGACGCGGTTAACTTAGCGACAGCGGGTGCAACCGATACAGCTACAGCCGTGAAAGCTTTAACAGCCGCGACCTCCGCATATGGTAAAGAGGCTGGTAGCACCTCAGATATAGCAGAGAAATTTTTTACTGCTCAAAAATTCGGCATTACAGACGTATCGAGATTAGCTACAGAATTTAACAAGGTCGCTGGACTAGCTAAAGAGCTAGGTATCAGTTTCGATGAGGCTCTTGCAGCCTCTACCGCACTAACTAAAAACGGTGCGAAACCTACAGCCCAAGCATTTACAGAATTTAGAGCTGTACTAAACTCAGTAATTTTAGCTCAAGGTAAATTAAAAAACGAGAGTGTAGAAGTAGCGGCAGCCCTAAGCTTACAGAATGTTGAGCAGAAGGGTATCGTAGGAGCATTAGAAGATTTAAAGATAGCTACCGACGGCGACGTAGTAGCTATACAACGACTACTAGGTAGCTCCGAGGCTCTAAGTGCTGCACTGGCATTGACGGGAAGTCAGGCGGGGTCATTCGCTCAGATTCTAGGTGAGCTAGGAGACGAGACAGCGAGGGCTACAGCGTTTCAAGATGCCCTAGCAGTTAAAAACGCAACCACAGAAAAAGCTTTTTCTAGATTGAGTAAGTCTGTAGAGGCTATCGTAATACAACTAGGCGAGAGGTTCGCGCCCCTGGTAAATAAATTAGCTGACGGCATAGGCAAGCTAGCTAGCAAGTTTAACGATTTATCAGATGGTCAAAAAGATAATATAGCTAACTTCATTAAATGGGGCTTGGCTATAACTGGTGGCGTAGCAGCCCTAGCAACCATACTAGTAGGGGCTATAAAAGTTTCTGCAATTATAGCTACGCTCGCGGGCGTATTTACTACAGGTGGTATCGCTGCTACTGGTTTTTGGGCGGCTGTCACAGGTCCAGTAGGTTTAGCGGTAGCGGGGATAGTCGGTGTAACTGCCGCTGTAGTTTCATTATACAATACGTTGAAAGCCCCGGAGCTTACAGGTATCGAGGCATTAAATAAAAAGCTAGATGATCTTGCTAAGAAGCGCGAGAAGCTTAAAGACCTGGACCGTATCGCACTACTAAGCGGTATTAGTAAAGAGCAAGCAGCACAAAGACTGGCAGAGCTAGACGCAGAAATAGCAAAACTAGAAGAACTAAGAAAACAAAAATTAAAGACAGCTAGCACTAGTGAGGCAGGCGGCGGCGTTGACGGTGGCGCAGTAGATACAACGGCTGCGGACGCGGCTGTAGCGGCAGAGCTAGCACAAGTTAAAATGCTAGAAGATGAGAAAGCTAGGATTGAAACGGCTGCAGCCGATAGAAAAGCAGAAGAAAATTTAGCTCGATCAGAAAAAGAAAAAGAGAAGAAAGCAGAGGACGCTATAGCCGCCGCTGAGCAGCTAGTAGAACGCCTAGAAAATGAAAAAGAAATCGAGGACGCATTTAGGGAATTGACGGCAGAGGAAAAATTAGCCTTTGACGAAAAAGAGATCGAGGACCTAAACAACCAGATTTTAACCAAACAAGAAATAGAAAACCAGAACGTAGTCGACGGTATTAAGCGTGAGGCGTTTAGACGTAATCAATACCTCAAAGACGAGGCGAAATTCGGTAAGACCAAAGCCAAGGCATTGCAGGTAGAGCGTAAGTTTCAAGAGGTACTAGAAAAAGACGAGGTTAGAGGTGCTATAAATGTAGCTACTCAGCTTATCCAACTACAGAATTCTAAGAATTCTACGCTAAAAGCTATTGGGAAAGCCGCGGCTATATCACGTATCGCAGTAGAAACCGCACAGGGTGCTATTTCTGCCTATGCTTCATTGTCGGGTATACCGATTGTAGGTCCGGCACTTGGGGCAGCAGCAGCCGGGGCTTTAATTGTCTATGGAGCTAAGAGAGCATCGAACGTGAGAAGCGCGCAGCGTGGGGGTATTGTACCTAACGCTATTGGTGGTACACGCGACAGAGTACCGATGATGTTAGAGCCTGATGAGCTGGTAGTACCTAAAGGGTTAGCCCCTGACTTTATTCAGTCAGTAGGTAGACCAGATAACCAGCAGGGCGGTAGTAGTGCCGAGTCGCCACTAGTAATGATCGGCATAGAAGATGATGCAGTAGATTTTTTAACCGCGAAGCAGCGAGAAAATACAGACTTAGCAATAGGGGCGGCGTAACATGGGTGTAGCATTAGATATAACAGGTGGGGTTAAGATACTAGATAGAAATCTTGCTCTATTAAAAGACGGCAGTACAGCATCAGCTAGTTCAAATGATACGGCTGCAAAATACTTGCTGAGTAATAATAAATATGTGCGGTGGGAGTCTTCTGGTTCAAATGACGTAACTACAGAGACGTTAACAATTAATCTTAGTAAGACGCGGACGCTAGACAGGTTATTTATACTAGATCATAACTTTAAAAATTATAGTATTACATATAACGATGGTACAGAGTTTACCAACGTATCGAACTTAGACGTTGACCTAGCTGGTGGCATAACAGAGACGGGCTACTCGAAATCAACAACATACTACAAATTTGACGCTGTCTCAGTAGACTCAGTAGTTATATCAGTAGATACCACTCAAGTAGCAAACGCTCAAAAATTTCTACGCGAGTTTATAGCCACTATAGAACTCGGCACACTTGCAGGGTTTCCACGTGTTCAGAATGTGAAGCATGACAGAAACATCAGAGAAGATGAAGTTATTAGCGGTCGTAAGATTATTCAAAAAGGGTATGAGACTACTTCATTTAATATGGATTTTAAAACCTATCCGATACAAGCTGACATAAACCTACTAGAAACTATACATTTAAAAGAAGATAGTTTCCTGGTCTGGTTGTGCGGTGGTAGATATGGCACTGATCATTTTACAATAGAGCAAAGGGGCTGGCGTATAGGCGACGTATATAACATGCAAATACGAAAAGCTCTAGGGGCTGACTATGCGAAAAGCATCTACCAGAACGGCGTAGATACTAAGGTCAATTTCATCGAGGTTGTATAATGGCTACAGTCACTAACATCAGGAACTACCAGTTTTTAATAACGCCACTACTAGATATGAATGTTTACGGCGAGGTTGTGGACGTATCAAAAGATATTGACCTTACAGACTTCGTAAAAAATAACGGTATTGGAAATATAAAAAGAGATATTGATAATGGTGACTATGATATAGGCGTATTTACCTACGGAAACATTACAATAAAAGCACTTAACATCGACGGTAAATTTAATGACCAGAATGATTTTAGGTCGTTGTTTCCGTACAGTAGGGATAAAGCCAAGGTCACAGTTAACTATCTAGACCTTGACGGCAATGTTCTAAGTAGTTTTAAGGGTATTACTAACGAGGAAGGAACTAGACAGGATTTTAGAAAAGACGAGGTAAAATTTAAAGTCTTGTCAGAAGATTCCGTTATTAGAAAATCTAAGATCTCAGGCGGTACGGTCGCGTCGGGCGTACCTATCTCTCAAGCCATAAAGAACATTATCAGTGTACCAGAAATTACAAGCGTTCTAACTTATGATGAGTCAAAAATAAATGTCGGTACTGATTACACTATTGATGTAGGCGGCTGGTTTGATAACAAGAAAACGAAGACAGGACTTGACGCACTACTGGTAGCTAGTGGCTCTGTCATGTTGATAGAAGGTTCTACGATGGTAGTCAGGACCAGAGAAGAAAACTCAGGCAACACATTCAAGTTTTATGGGCATGGTGATCTATTCGGTAGAGAAAACATCATCAATATTAAAAGCTATAATACGGGCGTACAGCGTATGTTTAATTCGATTGTAGTTAATGACGTCGAGGTTGCGAATAACGATTTAATTGCTACCTACGGGGCTAGACAAAAAGTTATATCTTTCCCATTTATAACAAACTTAACTACGAATACCTTGATAGCTGCAGCAATATTAGCTGAGTTTAGCGCGCCCAAGGTAGAGTTAGAGATCGAAACTACAACCGAGATAGCTAAGACGCTTAATTTTTTAGATGCCGTTTCAATAGACTACCCTTACAGGCGCATACCTGTAGGCACTGACTACTTGCCGCTATACGGTGTGGCTAAATACGGTGAGGCTCGCTATCCGATTATACAGGGTAATATGAAGATCCGACCGCAGGACGCTTTTAAAGTTATAGGCTTCCAGGAAAGACCAAAGAAATATACAACGATTGTAAAATTACGGCAGCGCGGTACGACAATCTCAGACGGTAGCTTTAATGACTTTATATCTGTTTACGGCTCTGCAGTTTATGGGGTTTCACAATATCAAACTAGAATAGACTAACAATGTTAAACATATTAGAATTTATAAATATAAGGAGTAAATAAAAATGGGAACTAATACAATAGATACAGCGATAAGTAACGGGGACGTTATAGACGCGTCTGATCACAATGAACTAGCAAGCGCATTAACAAACCAGTTTGTAGGTAGAAATACATCAGGGGTCGCCGAGGCTGGTAGGTCTCTTGGAACTACTGCGCTGCCTTGGGGTACTATATTCGGTGGGAGTCTTATATTAGGTGGGCAAGCGATAGACACAGCCAACCTAGTAGCGGAGGCTAATAGGGTTATTAGTGGACCTAGCAGAACTTTAAGCGCGCTGTCTGATTTTTTGCGGGCAGACGGGTCTACAAACGCGTTTAGTTTGTTGGGTAACACAGTAAACTTATTGCTGAGTATTAATGCTACGGCTGTGACAGTAGATACCGACATTGTAGTGGGTTCATTGGCATTAGCTCCAAGCTCAAATAATACATGTGCGGTTAACGACTCAAACATGACTGACGACCTGTACGCTGGTGAAGATAGTACAGTAATTACTATCGACGCGGTAGGGTCAAATATCAGTGATAAAGTTGGTCAATATATAACTCTAAAATCATCTAACAACGAGTATATGTACGCATACGTCAAAGATGCTACGACACTTACAAACGTGTTTCGCGGGTTTTTCCTAGACGATTCGGGAGACCCAGTAGAGAGAGCAAACTTGTCTAACAATGACGTTTTAACATTGATGGCTACCGGCAACGTATTCGTAGAAAATAATGGTACTACAGTCGATGTTAGTTACACACAACCGGTCTACTCGTTTACTGCTCCAAGCTCACCGAATGCAGGTGACTACTGGTATGATATCTCTAACGCCTTGTGGAAACGTCACGACGGTACTAGTTTTGTTATTATAAACCGTATACTGGTTGGGAAGGTTGTCATAGATGCAGCGAACTGTGTAGCTACTCGGTCTATAGATTACTCGAATGGCTTTAGGGAATTGAACAACGTAGAGTTAGAATCGTTTAGTACGTCTGTCGTCGAGTCTAAAAGTCACATAGGCGCGGTAAGCGTTTACGGTAATACGGTCAATCTAGGGGGAACTAAGTTAACCTGGAATATAACTACAGATTTAGCTAGTGGCTTGAGTGAGTCTACTTCTACAGTTTATTACTTGTACTTAACGGAGTTAGGTAAGAGAGTTATGGATACTCAGAAGCCTTACTACAGAGAAGATCTTAGGGGTGATTATCATCCATACGAGTCTTGGCGACTACTCGGTATGGCTTACAACGATTCGTCAGACGATTTAACTACCATTTGGTCAGAAAAAGGCGAGAATGTTTATAAAATGGATTATGTCTCATCTTTTAGTACGACCTCTACAGACGCAACCGATATAACAGGGGCAAGCGTTTTGGTGCTGTCCCGAGGCAGACAGAAAATGAACTTATACACCGTAGGGGACGGGGGAAGCGAAGCGAGTCACCTAGAGTGCGTTAATAGTGCCACTTCGTCTAGAGGTGATCTTTTTATCTTGATCGGTTCGTCTATTATTTATACGTTACGTATGGGGATTAGTTCGGGGGGTGCTTCATCAACCTTATATAGGGTACCCTCGTCTGTAGTTTCTTACAGCTCAGACTTGCCACTAGGGGCAAAAACAATAAAGCTGCAGATTAGATCAGGCACGTCGGGTGCTACGGCTAAGTATATAGCATCACAAACAGTAATTGAGGTAGTATAAATGATTATAGAGATTAAAGATTTAGGCAGAGATAATGTGAGTTTGCTGAACTTAAAAATCATTGAGAATTTTTCTAACTACTCTCACTACTCGTCGCATAACGACGATGTGAGTTTATTTTTTTCTGACGACTCAAATCGAAAAGAGGTTAGTAGCTTCTTATTGGGTATGACAGATGATTTTTTTAAGGGTGAGCACGCTAAAGAAAATATTAGGGAGCTTAGAAGAAACGCATATGAAGCGGCAGGCTTAACTTTTGATAGGTTTCAAGAGTTAGTTATAGAGGGAGACACAAAAGAAATAGAAATTTATAAAAATAAACGTGCTGCTATTAAAGAGGCTATCAAATAGTGTGGGGAGCAATAAAAGGTGTAATAGGTTCTATTTTTTCGTCGGGTAAAGCCCTTGAGATCTTAGACGAGGTTGTATTAACCAAAGAAGAAAAAGCCAAACTACAGATAAAAATGCTTGCGGGCTACTCTCAATACAAGATAGCTCAAAGAGTTTTGGCGTTTGGTTTTTGTGGTATGTATTTGCTGACCATAATTATTTGTTTGGTACTTCATTTATTTAAGCAGGATATTACCGCGATAACAGTTATAGTAGATCAGTTTAAATTGGGCTACATAGTTTTAACTATTGTAGGCTTTTATTTTGGTGGTGGGTTCTTCGAGTCAAAAAATAGGAAAGATACTTAAAGCGAGTTTAATAACTGCTCAGTTTCTCTGGGCAGTTTAAACTTATTCAACTTGGCAAAAAACACTGTAATCTCGTCAAAACAACCCGTACTAAGCACAGCCGCTTTTGCTCGTTTTGCTCTAATTAAATGCCAGACCTGTAGTTTTCTAGCTTCTTTGCCTACGTCTTTTAATTCAACATAAAAAGGTACGCTATTAAATGTGCCCTGGATATCAGCCATGCCGCTAGTATATCTGTCTGATATTTTATTGTAGTAAAGGTCCGCGCCGTCTTTAATATACTGATCGAGTAAGCCCTTAGTCTGCTTGGTAATTCTTGCCTCTGCCATAGATAACTAGTTTATGGTATACGAATTAGATTGACCAGTTTTCTTTGAACTCGTTAAACCTGTATTTAGGGCGTAGCGGGTAGAGGGATAATCTAACGGAGGTAATAAAATCTATGGGGATTAAATAGAACATGTCTAATGCTTTAATATATATTGCAATCGCGTCGCAGTGTTCCCGCGTATATTTTCTTTTTGGAGAACTTCCATACCTTATAGTTACGGGAAACCGCCCTGATTTTTGTAGTGCAAGGCTTGTAGATTTTACCTGTACCCGTAAGAAATTACCGTTTTTTTCTAGGACAAAGTCGTAAGGTCTAGCACTAAAGGGTCTTAGGACCGCGTAACCTTGCTCGAACGCCCTTACTGTAAATTTTAGCTCGGCGTAATCGCCCAAGTGTTTCACGTATATATAGTAGGTAATTTTTACCTACTATGCAACGTAATCAGCCTTTGCACCCCAAGTAGTTTTACTACTTTCTATGTCTACGCGCAGAGGTAGGTGTCTGTGCGGGTACGCCTCAACCATCAACCTCGATATCTCTGGTAGTAGGTGATGCTCGTTATCGTGTATACTGAAAATAATTTCATCGTGCACAGTTAAATCTATTTTACTTTTATAATCTTTTAGTAGCTCGAAGCAACTAACAAATGCTGCCTTGGTACAATCAGCCGCCGTACCCTGAATTAAAGCGTTAAGTGTTTTATACTCGAAGCCCCTTTCTATGATGGAAACTCTACCATAAGGATTGTGTATTTTACCGTAAAGTTTCGCTTGCCGTTTGCACCAAGCGTCGAGGTCGTTAACACCTTGTAGTGATTTTCTGAATGCGCCCCTAAGCGTCTTAGCCTCGGACTCTGCGCATTTTAAATTAGCCGCAATAAGCTTAATGCCTTGACCATAAGCAACACCTAGAGCCAGTGCCTTAGCTTGACTACGTGATATTTTTAAACCGGTGTAGCGTTCAACCATCTGAGCCATAGCTATATAAATATCTACACCGCTAGCTACCTGGTCTATAACTTGTTGATCACCTGATAAATCAATCATTATGTACATTTCTTGACCCTTGTAGTCAAAGAAAAACAAAGTGTAGTTGTCCCTACGTTTAAATGAGTTCCTAACAGCCCACTTGTGGAAATCCTCTTTAGGTACATTTTGTAAGTTGGGTTGGAAGCTTGATAGCCGCCCCGTTGTTGTTGTCTCTTGACCTAAACTACAATGAATTATACCAGCCTCGTCGATCATCTTGAGGTAGTTTTTATAGTAGGTGTTGGCTTTTTTCTGGCTGCGTTTCGCACTGACTATATTATTTAATACGGGCAAGTCATGCTTATCGCCCAACATAAATAAAGTTTCTGCGTCAGTCGAGTAGCCGCCTGTCCACTTACCCTTTTTAATAATCTTAGGAAGCTCTAGCCCTAAATCTTCTCGTAGGTATTTCTGCATCTGCTTAGGTGAGTTAACATTGAGGTCCACAGTCTTTTTAATTTCTGCTAGATTCACTCTGGCATTTTCAAGCTCGTATACTTGAGCCTCTTTACAATATTCTGTATTTAAAACCATGCCCCGTATCTTAGTTTCTGCCAGGGCTGTAGTTAACGCGGACTCATTAGCGAGCTTGTTTATAATCTTTTTAAAGCTCTTGGGACGTGAGTCCTTATAGCTGTGATCTCTGGCGTTGATCTGCTCTAATATTTTTATACAGACGTCGTAAGTTATCCGAGCATCACGGCACCCGTAATTAAACATAATGTCTAGCGGTACTCTAGCGTAGAGGGGTTTTTTCTTGTCGTATATATCCACGCCGTAGAGGTTATGCTCTTTTATATAATTTTCTACACTAGTGTCTTTGCTGAGTTTTAAATACCACTTGGCTAGATAGTCCATACTGAAAAACTGGTTATCTGACTTTTTCCCTTGTGGTTGATGTAGAGAATACTCAAGCCTAGCCATTACGCCGCCGTCGAGTAGTTTGGAATTTAATTTGATACCGTCGAAATGCAGCATACTGTAGTCAAAGTCGGCGTTAATTAAAAATATATATTTAATAGAGTCTAGTAGGGCTTGCATCTTCGCGGCTGTCTCTTTATCTTTTTTAATGCCGCCTATACTAAAGTCGAAGTAATATTCGTTATCTTTATCAGCCATAACTATTGAGAATAATCTATCCCCGTGAAATGGTAGTAACCCGGTAGTCTCTGTATCTAATGACATACGCTCGGTATTCATTAGGGCTTGTACGACCGCGTCGAAGTTCTTATTATTTACTAGTGTTCGCATTAAAACTCATAGTTATTTGAGGGTCACTACTTAAAAAATCTCTAAGGGCTAACTCTACTACCTTACGAAAGGGTACGTCTAACTCTTTAGCTTTTTGCTTGGCGTCCAGCACTAACCCCGTAGGTAGTTCGACGCATATAGGTTTTTTATCAATCATTGATTTTCCTTATAAATAAAATGACCTCTAGTTAGTCACCACAAAAAACTAGAGGTCATGCACTCGTCAGAGTTCAACCACTAGAAGTTAATAGTCGAGTCGCCTGCAGCAGGCGCAGCTTTCACAGCCGCGTCAGCCTCGTCAGATTCATGTACTTTAACTTCTGAGGCAGCAAGTCGGCTAGTCCACTTGATAGCCTGCTTAATTTCTACTTCATTAGACTTACGACCATCGACAATATCCATAACGTAGTATTTACCCTTGTCGCCTTCCTCTTGTTTAGCTACAAGCTTAAAAGTCTTGGCGTACATTTCTGCGCCGAATTCTTCTAGCATCATTAGTTTAGTAGCAAGTTTTTTACCGCCCTTTAAGCTAGTTCTTTTAAATGAGATTACAAATGGGAACACCTGCATAGACTCGATGTCTGATGGTCTGATAACGTAGTAGTTCATAACAGTGTTACGATTTACTACTTTACCGCCTAGTGTTTCCTCATATGCTAGCTGCGCTAGTTCAGGACTCCAGGACTCAGTCTTTACATACTTGTTATCCTCAAAAGTCTGAATAGTTTTATACATACCAAGGGCTATAAATTCTACTGGATTATTAGCCTTAGATCCTACTACAACCTCGTCTAGTGAGTGAACAAAGTCACCGGACTTGGCTGCATTAGTATCGTCTTCGACTAACTCACTGATAGATTGCATTAGTAGAATCTTAGGTAGGATAATATCCTCAGCACTAATCTGCGAGCCGAACGTCCCCGAAGACTCCGCACTAACTGCTACCTCTGTACTAGCTTGAGCTACTACTTCATTTTTCTTAGACATTAGATACCGCCTCGATTTTCTTGTTTAAAAACTTATAAGCCTTACTACCTAATGCTTTTTGCAGCGTTAGTGCTTGCTTGTGTGTGATTGTGATAGATGGCGTAATTGTCTTAACTGCTACTGTCTTACTTTTTGCTTTAACTACTTTTTTCATGGTGTCCCCTATGACGTTATTGGTTGCTTAGGTCTATATTCCTAACTGATAATTTAACTCTATTGCTTGATATTTCCATGCCATCGACTTTAAAATCTAAGTCCATGTTTTCTTTGGCGCGGTCCATTTCTTCATTATAAAAGCTATTCATTTTTGCCGCGTTAAATGTTATGAGATCCTCAAAAATACCGCGCTCTTTTAAAAATTTACCTAGAGCGTCTTTGTCTGTGATCTTGGCGTAGGGCTTATTAGTCCTAGTAACTTTACCAAATCCCGTGTCAAAAGTTTTCAAATTGTGATGTTCGAGCATGTCGATGATTCCATTTTCCATATCAGAAAATATTTTTTCCTCGATGGTTTTTAATTCTTTCATCTTAGCCACTTTAGCTTTTTGAATAAACATTTTTTTACACGCTTCTTGAAGCTCACTCAAATTAATTTCTTGTGTCATTTTTCGTACCCCTACGTATTATTTTTATTTCACCTATAGAATTTATAGGAGCAGTGACCTTATGTCAAGTAACTTGTTAACGAACTTCTCTTTGCTTAAAATTCTCTTGTAAATAACCTCGTCGATTGTGTCTGGTGCTATCAGATGATAGTCGGTTAAGTTGTCGTGATACTTCTGCGCACCCTCTCTATGATTACGTTTCACCGATTGCAGGTAGTCGTCAAGCGAGAAGTTTCTAGTATAGTAAATTTTATATCTAGCACCTGTTAAATTTACGCCTAGCCCTGCCGATCTAGTATTACACAACGCAATTCTAGGACCTGCATCAGTAGTTTTAAAACTCTTGGCGGCTGCTAACTTCTCGTCGGTTGATACCTCGCCTGTGATCTCTACGTATTCAATACCGCGTTTCTCTAGAGCCTCTCTAATGTCCTTATAGTTCTGCTTAAAGATAGCAAAAATAATAACCTTGTGAGGTGCTGACTGTTCTACTAATTCCATGCAGGCATCTAGTCTTGGATTAGTTTTAAACTTATGTATAGTGCCGTCGTATAACTTCATAAATCCGCTAGATATTTCATTTAGTCTTAGCATCTTGGTTAATGCATTAGTCACTACTAGCGGGTTATCCTCTTGCTCGTCAAGCCAAGTAATCAGCTCTTTTTGTACTTCTTTATAGTGTTTTTTCTGTTCACTAGACAGCTCTACTTTCATCGGGATGCTTCTTAGTTCTGGCAAGCCTTGAGTGTTTTCTAGTCTACATGCCCTAGAGTATAGTAGTTTGTTAAACTCATCTATCTTGTTGGGGTCTACTCTCCACTTGGGGTACTTAGTGCCGTACGGAATATACTGCACCATGTACTTAGATTTAAAAACGCTCATGCGATACCCGAAAGTTTCGCCGCCGTCCAAGAATAAAAACTGTGACCAAATATCGGTTATAAGTCCCGATATGGGCGTACCTGACAACATGACTTTAAACACGCTAGCCGTCTTGGTAATCTGTAAGACTTTCCTACAGGCTATAGATTTATATGTTTTTATTTTCTGTGACTCGTCGGCTACTGCTATTTTAAACTTACGCGCTACCAGGGCTTTAACAACCGCGTCGGTCCTTAGAGCCTCGTAGTTAATCACTATAATTTTATGATCTGTATTTTCTATAATCTGCAGACGTTTCTTGGCTGTGCCTCTAACTACGCCGATGTGTTTTTTATCAAGCTTAGTCCACGCTAGAAACTCGTCTTTCCAGTTTTCTAGTACAATGACAGGACAGAATATGATGGTGTCTACAATGCCGCCTGCCTGTAACCATTTATCTTTGATTGTACATATGGTCATAGGCGTTTTACCTGTACCCATATCAGACAAGTTAGCCATACTAGACTCACTTTTATAGCGGTCTACTATCTCGACTTGCCCTGGAAATAAGTCCTCGTAACCTAGACTCATACAACCTCGTATGTCTGTAATGTGTTATAGCTTATGTAGCGTCTAACTTGCACCGCTTTGCTATCGTCATGCTCAAGAGCTAATACGCCCTTGAGTTGTACCTCTACGAGGCTGTACCGCTTACCCTGGTTAATTAACCTAGTGCTATGATCAAAGCTAGCTACTAGATTAAATGCGTCCTGGTTTACCTCTGCTAGCCTGGTTTTAATTCTTGTCATCTGTTCTGGTGTTTGCATTTATTCCTTAATTTCTATGTAGTTAAAGTCCCAAAGTGTGCCTTTGGCTCTTGCGTCCGCGTCAATAAAATACTCTTTAGTCTTATATTCCCACTTTCTACTTTCTCCATTCCATCTAAACCTCGCGGCCTTGGCTAAGTCTTTGTGATGATAGTCTACTTGAGCATGAAACGTGAGAGTAGGCGAGTGTGTGATCTTGATAATATCCTCGGTCGGGTACTCACTAAATATGCGCATCATACTCAGCACGTCAGTGAACGCCCTGTGGGGGAACGGATTTAAAAACCCGTGACGACCTGTTAAGTCTTGCAGCTTCCTAGTGGTGATATACTCACTGTAGGGCAAGTCTGTCATAGTATCAATCCAGTGCTTAGGCTTTAGTGCCAGGTCGATAGATCTACCAAACCTGTTGGTTACTCTGCCGTTAGCTTGATGGAAATATCTATTAATGAAGTTAGCCATAGCAGGCTTATCGAAATGCTCGCCGTTATGAGCTACTACATACTCAGCTTTATTATACAGTTTAATAAATCTTTCTATAACATCAACTGGCGACTTCCCGTAGTTTAGTACCATCTTGTCTTGTATACCTGTAAGACCTACCACAAAAGGGTCCATAGGTATTTTAATGTCCGGCTCATGTACTAGATCAGCCTGTACCTCGATAGGTACTTTTAAATCTGTGTCGTACAGAATTGCGCCTACCTCAGTGACCCTCAATAGATCTTGGTCGAAGGTAGTAGTCTCTAGGTCCATTCCAAGTACTAGCATCTAGAAACGCCTCGAGCCTTTAAAGGGCTTATTTTTGTTTGTTTTTCTGTTATCTACTTTAACCCTTTTATAAAAAGCCAATACACCAAAGCATGTCTTTAATCCGTAGTAGCTGGCAACGGACACTAGAAACCATATAGGCAAATTTAAACTCACACTAAAATTACTCAAACTATCCACGGTGTACCCCTCTAAAACCTTCCGGCTTCTTACTAAATTTTCTAGCTGCTGATATCAGCGTTAGATGCTCATTCATGTTGTAATGCTTACAAGCTCTAAGTAAGCACCAGCCGATAACCCGTTGGGGCAGTAGGCTCGCTACAGCCTCGGCAAGTGTGTTCCTGGCTGACACTGGTATAGGTTTTAGTAGCAAGTAGACTAGATTATGCCTGACGTTTTTCCATATAATCATTATTTACCCCTGGGCTTGCACAGCTCAAAATGCGGACCGTCATAAAATTTATGATCCTTAGTTTTAAAATTACTATTCCAGTCGCCGCCCCAACGTAGTAGGTGATCAATCTCGCCCATGTCATATAACATCGTAGCTATTCCAATTACGAAGTACGCAAAGTTGGTGAAACCTTCTCTATCGTCCCAGTTAATTGGCTCCATAGCCGCGTCGATAGCAAAGCTATACTCAACACCCACGCCGTTAACTGTTATAAGTCTTGCAAGGTGCTTGCTTTTTAAAGTTTTACTGCGACCTATAGACACTAGGTATCTCTGTCGGTCGTAAGTTCTTACGCCCTCGATAATGTTAACAGCTACATACTTGTTAGCTGTGTTAAATATCTTTTGTAAGTCTGGATGACAGCTATGCAGCATAGCTATATCAGCCGCGCTAAATGGTTTATCGTTTTTCATAATGCCTCATTCTTGTTTAGTGTTTTCTTGTGAGTCTTATCTATAGAGTTACTTATCTTTAATATAGACGCGGCTATGCCACCCTCATTTTCTATGAACTCTACTAACTTCACGCCTCTAAGTTTATTCCTGGCTAACCACAAATAGACTTGATGTTCCCTGAATAGATTTTTCTTGGTGTGATAAAACCCTCTTATTTGCAGCAGCGAAGATGCTACAGGCGTATAGCCATCATACAAATAGTCTAGGACCTTGCGTAGTTCATGCTCAGGTAGCCCTTGCAAGTTATCGAGATTTTGCTTAGCCTCTTGTTTGCGCTTGGCTATGTCAAAGTCGTTCATCTATAATCCTTTTATATACTCGTAAGTAGCAGTAGTCTCGAACGCGTTACCGTAAGTCTCTAAGTCTGCTAGGACCTTGATGTGCTTTATCTGTTCTTGCGCCCTCTTTGCTAGCGTCTCAAAGCCATCTACCAGGTCAGATAGGTTAGATACCTCTAACTGATACTCTTTGAAAGCGTCGATCATCTTAGATAGCTCGCCTACCTCAATAGGCTCTAGTTTAGCTACAGCCGCGTTAATAATGTCTTGATTAAGTTCCATAAATTGTACCCCTACTAATTATATTGATTGACTCTTATAATTGGCTATAAGATACCTATAGTCAAGAAAATTATACCTCGTTGAAAATAATTAACTTTTTTATTTGACAGGTCGATTAGTTACGTATTACGATAGCTAAGTAATAAACATTAACAATTAATCGTAGGGGTACGAATCATGGAAAAGAAATTACAGAAACTACTAGTTACAATTGATCAGAAATTATCTACTGAGTTTATGGCTTATGAGATTGAGTTTTTAAAAGAGTTGAAAGTTGATACCTTGAAAAAGCTTAACGCTATATTTGCAGCTAAGGCAGGGGCGTAATGGGAAACGATAAGATAATAGATTATTATCAAGAGGTAGCCGACAAGCTGCAGTTAAGTCGGGCAGAAGTTGAAACGCGGCTACTACCTTATATGTGGTGCGCGGACCCTGCAACCGTCACCGATGTAGATTTTTTAATTACTTTAGTAAATACGTCAATCTTTTTAGATAAGGAGTAAGGATGAAATATTTAGTTTTATTAATGTTAGCAACCGCGTCGGTTTATGCAGGTACCTACTTTGCATTCGACGGTAGAAAAACTACAGTGGACGGGGTTGAGTGCGTAGTAGTACGTGCGCGCAGCGGTAATGGTATCGGTGTTAGTTGTAATTGGGGTAAGTAATGAACACAGTAGTAATAAATTATAATATAGAGGTAGAAGACCAGGCAGAGAAAGTTGTATTTTCTAAACGTGTGTTGTTGCCGTTTGTTCCTAGCAAAGAAATAGCTACAGATATCTACGCTGCGGGAAATATAAGCGGTGTGTTTTATTCTGTAGAGCATGCGACTTTTACAGTTAGTATCAACGGGTTTTGCGATGATCATAACGAAGTGCAGTTTGCACATAGTTACGCGCATCTTGGAAAGGTTATAGATAGTCTAGAAGGCTCGGGCTACGCGAAGGTGGAAAAATGAAAGATTATTTTACTAAGGTCTTGGAGTTACTAGAGCTTGAGAAACTACGAAAGTCTCAGAGCTGTGACACCTGGAAAGATAGTGGGGATCGTGGTGCTTGCTACGCGTGTGACGTTGCGCCCGTTGTTGAATTGATACACGTCACTAAAAACGCAATCCAGGAGTTATCAGATGAGTAGACCTAGAGATGGTAAAGAAATTAAAAAGACTTATACAGTTAGGATTGAGCCTAAGCTCAAGAAAAAGTTAGATAAGAAATTTGGCTCACTTACGAAGATGGTGGCTTATATCTTAGAGGGATTAGTTAAATGACTTTAGAAGATTGTATAGAATTACTAGACTTACGCGTGTCTGATCAGCTTAGTTATGGTCATGCCGACATATATGATACTCAAATGTTAGAGGCGTTAAAAAAAGTTAAGGACGAGTTAGACGAGAAAAACTCTTTGATCGCGTCGTATGGGGGTTTAGAGTGAGTAAAGAAAGAGAATACCAAGTAGGCGATATAGTTGAGTGTACTAAGCTTTTCTATGGCGACGGAGGCTATTTTACAGTCGGCAAGCACTACAGGGTCGATCAAGTCAAACTAGTAACAGCCGTAAAAGTTAAACCAAAGACCCTTACAAAACCAGAGCTAGAGCTAGAAAAGATAACAATCGCGGGGAAAGATTACGAAGTTACCTCGGAAAAACTGAGCGAAATTATGGAGAAATTGAAATGAAAACAATAAAAGAAATTAACGAATTTTTGGCTAGAGCTGAGTTTGGGGAAGATGTATGGCTAGAGGATGGATTAGTTGAATGGGAGTATGGGTTTGCAGGATATAACCACGCAAAAAAACTCTACACAGACTCATTCGACTCACAGATTCCGTTACTTGAGAAATACGGTCTTAGTCCTAATGCCGACTTTCTAGGTACAACATGGCAAGCAAATTTAGATTTTGGTGATGAAACCTTTGAAGCTGAAACACTACCAGAAGCATCAGCAAGAGCATTAGTAGCTGAGATAGAATCACGGGAGAAGAAATGAGTACAGAGTATAAAGTTTTCGTTTTCATTTTTGTGGTTGCGTATATTGCGGGCGCTATGAGCTGTTATTCCTTTATGACGAGGCATGCTTTATGAATGAACTTTTAAAAAATGCGCTTGACCAACTTTTCGCCTACGCAGAAAAAAAAGACGAGTCCCACCTACATGCAATTACAATACAACTGGAAAGGGGTTTAAACCGTCAAGACCAACTCAAAAACAATAAAAGAAGTACAGGAGAAGAAATGAGAGAACCAATATTCAAGAATGTAGTTATTAGTCATGACGGTTTAACAAAGGACCTGGACAAACTACGCGAGCATCAAATGGATTACGCTCTTAGTCGCATGGGGTATAAGTTCGCCAAGGAACATGCCAGGCAATACGCTAAGTACTATATCTATAAGCATGTAACTACAGGTGAGCAAGTTGAATGTGATCAATTTTGTGGTACTAACCACCGCAGCCGCGACGGGTTTAAATTAATAACAGAAATAATTACAATGGAGTTAAAGTAATGAAAGATTACATCGTTAAAAGAAGTGGTAAGGGCAAGGCTTTTTACTGGACTATAGAGGCTATGAGAAACTCTACAAGCTCAGTGAATGTTGCTACAAGACTAACACTAGAGGAGGCAACACGCAGAGCTGCCATGTTTAAGTTCGGCGAGGTTGTTAAAGTTAAATAGCAGAAATGACCCTAGCAATGTACTAGGGTCGGTCTGGCATCCATAGTCGAATATGGACGTTAGCAAAATGCTTGGTGAATTAATATTGTTTCATGAAATTAAAAAGCCGTCTAGAGAATCGTAGGGGTACTACAGAAAATCTAGACGGCTAGGAGACCCATATACAAGCAATGCAAATAACTTGTATACAAAACACACTCCACTATAATCTAATTATTTAAAAACCTTGTCAAAGCCCTTTGATTAATTTATTCTCTAGATTCAAATTGAAATGTAGGGGTACAAACAAATGAATAGACACGAAAAAATGAGCCGTAAAAAGTTCACAGAAAACTACAATATGCCTTGGGAGGTTGTCGAGATTGAGCTAAAAGCCTTTGACGACCTCGTCGAGCCGCTTGAGTTGAACGAATCTAACTATAGCAAATATCGTAGAGGGTTTCTACTACGGGCAGATATTGCCTACAAGTCTAGTGAGGCTAAAAATGTCGGATAGATCACTTAGAATTTTTATAGTTTCACTGACGCTATTTTTTGTATTGATTGAGGTTGCAATTGAGTTGGGTTAATTATCTAGTAACCTCAAAGTTCGCCAAGTCTAGTGAGGGGCATCTACCTGCACAAGATCTAGCGCAAGCAATTCAAGACCACGACGGCGGCGAGGCTTACTATAATCACTTCGATGTGACTACAGACGGTCTAGGTGTTGACGAGGGCGTAGCGACTTTCAAGGGCGCAAGCGGTCCAGCTAGACCAGCTCTAGGTCTTGTAGGCTTTGACTTCGATCACGAAGACGCGGCACAATCCCTGAATGATGTTATTCGATTTATTAATTACTTGAAGCTAAAAAACTTCTATGTAGCATTTTCAGGCTCTAAGGGTTTTCATGTCTCAATTCCGTTTGAGTATTTCGGCTTAGAGGCAGACGCCGACTTACCTAAGACTCTTAACAAGCTGGCGCATCATCTAAAACCTGCATTTAAGACACTGGACACTAGCGTCTATAATATCGGTCGCAAGTTCCGCGCACTTAACAGCAAGCATCCTAAGACGGGATTATATAAAACTATAATTAACGGTCTTGGTAGTAGAGATATGGACGGTATCAAGGAATTTTGCAAGACTCGCCATACTAGGGGTTACGATTCTTTTGGTCCTATAGAACCAGACGAGAACCTCGTGCGTCTTGTCGCGGACTGTAAGGTCAGTGCTGCATACGATAAATCCAAGGCTGGCACAGCTATCGAGCCTACCAAGCTAGAGAGCTTTGACGGTAAGATATGTATTAAACGTCTGATCGAGGCACGTTGCCCAGATGGTGAGCGTAATACGACCGCGTTGATTATCATCAATGATCTTTTTAAAACGGGTAAACACAAAGATTACTGCTACGAGGTTGTACTACCTTGGGCATCCAGGTCAGGCTTTCCCACTGACGAAGTAACTACGATGGTAGAGGCTATTTACGCGGGCGACAGGTTTTATAACCACGGTTGCCTCGAGCCTATCAAGTCCGCGAAGTGTAGTGCTAAGTGTCCGCTATGGTCTAAGTTAGCTAAAGACAAAAGACCAGTACCAGTAGACGCACCTAAAACAGCATTTAAAGATCATGAAAAAACTAAAAAAATACCTGCCACAGAGTTCGTCTATACCTGGTGTCGAGAGAATAACCTCGATGTTACTCTGTCTAATCTATGGTTTGTTGCTGGTGTCAGTATGCCTCTATCAGACGTTGTAATGGAAATTTACCGAGTCTACAATAGTGCTACTTCCCACATGGTTGAGTATCGTACAGTCACCCAGGCTATAATCGAAGCAACCCTATCCAACTTCGAGAAGCGTATGCGCGCGGTTAAGCTCCTGGAGATGCGCGACCGTATACGCTATACAGGTGAAAACGACGAGGTTGAGAAGTTTCTTACGGCAGTGCTGCCAGAGGTCCGCGACGTTGACAGGCAAGTACTCAAGCACTGGATATGGCTAGTTAAGCGTAATATTTGGTCAGGTAATTTACAACACCACATGATGCCCATCTTCACAGGTCGAACAGGCTCAGGGAAGTCTAGAGCAGTTGAGGCTTTATGTGCGCCACTAAACGACGTGGTTGACACCGCAGACGTTTCTATACTTGGTGATGATAGACAAGACTTTAGGTTAATGACTAGCTTTATAATGTACTTTGATGAGATGGCTAAGGCTAATAAAGTTGATGTTGAATCGTTGAAAAAGAAAATTACAGCTGACTATCTGACCTATAGAGTTTTAGGCACCAACGCCAAGAATAAAGGTAAAAAAGTTTGTAGCTTTATTGGTACTAGTAACTACGAGGTCATTGATATTATCAAGGACCCTACGTCAGTTAGACGTTATTGGGATTTTAAGTGTAAAAACCGTATTGATTGGAACGCTATCAACACTATAGATTATCTTAAATTATGGCAGGGGATCGATGAGGACCGCGACGATATCTACCTAACGGATATGAAAGCCGTCAAGTTAGAGCAAGAGAAGTTTAGGGAGATGGACAGTGTAGAGGAGTTTCTCACTGAAAATGGGCTTTTTGTTGATGATGAGGGTAGCGTAGAGGTTTCTTCACCTACTCTTTATTTGGCTTATGTAGATTGGTTAGAAATGCAAAACCGTGGACGTTATGCTTTTTCAACCGCGAGGTTTGGTAGAACCTTAAAGACTTATTTAGAGGCTAATCGTAAGACGCGAGGCGTTTTTTATAAGGTTTCCAAGAGATTTTCTGACGTGAGTGCCGCGTCAAACACTGATTTTATTCTTTAAAATGATGTAGGGTTTAGGGTCGTCGACTCGGCGCGTACCCTACATCATCAATAATTTTTATTTAAAATGCTGAATGTGCTGTGTTATAAAATGCTGCTTGTGCTGCGTTATTTAGGCTTCAAAACCGCGATGATGTAGGGTTTGCAAAAACCTTGTGACCATGCGTTAACTCAATGATTACAACCACTTGAAAATGCTGCATGGTCACATTGGCAAAATTGTGACCATGCGTTAACCTGATCAATTTCAAGTACTTAGAGCGATGATGTAGGGTATGTAGGGTTTTTCTTCTAATTAAATACAAATAACAAAGACTTGTAGCGTTATTTCGTTGTTTTATTTTTTTGTACCATTAATGAGCAAAAAACCCTACATTGTGACCATGCGTTATGAAGTTTTGGCGTAAGTGCCTGTAAATATTAGAGGTAGACAAATATGTAAAACATTCGGTATATTTTAGGTATGAGTGATGGAATAAAACTAAACCCTTTGAGTGAAAAACATAAAGCATTTTTGTCGGAGTATTTAAAAGATTTTAACGCCAAGCGGTCTTATCTTGTGACATATAACTGCTCTGAGTCTACAGCTGACACTAAGGGCAGTGCGTTGGTTGGTAACGTGCGGTTTAAGCCACACCTAGAAAAGGCTCTGAAAGAGCGTGAGGCGGCGACTAAGGTCGATTCGACCTACGTGGTTGAGTACGTCAAAGGCGCGGCTGAGCTAGACCTTAGCGAGTTCGCTATTATAGGCTCGAAGGGTGTCAGCCTTAAAGACTTCAAGAAGATCCCTAAGGAGCTGCGACGTTATATAACCGAGATACATTCTAGCGAAACCAAAATGGGAAAACTTGTAGTTAACTTTAAAGTATTTTCTAAAGAGAAAGCCCTAGATATGTTAGCCAAGCACACGGGTGCTACCAGGGAACGCGTGGAAGTTAGTGGCGAGATAACAGTAAATTCTATAACTGACCTGGTTAAGAAACATAGTTGACATACGCCCCTTACGTGTTACGATACACTACTAAAAAACATTGGAGATAAGTAAATGCAAAAAGAATTAAAACTTGGAGACAGAGTAAAGGTAATTGACAAGGATTGTGATTATTTAGGGCAAGAGGGTGTTTTTATTCTTGACGATAGGGAAACATCCATACCAATTGTGGTGTTTATACCTTCTGATAACCGTACAACTT